TTTGTTTTAAATTTGGAGAAAAAATAAAAGAAGTAGAAGAAAAGTTATATGAAAAAGACCTAATATTAAAATATAATCAACAATATCATGGAGAAACAAAATAAAATAAAGGAAGCCGAAACACCGACTGTTTTGGTTACAAAATCAAATCTGAAGCAAACTATTTCTGATTTAAAGGGTCAAAAAGTTAATATAGTACCCACAGATGAAAAAATAATGGAAACTGATGGTGTTATTGAACCACAAGACCAAGCCACTATAAAGTATTTATCTAATGTTAAAGACGCTGAAACTGGTGAAATATCACAACCATTTTCTATTGGTGATAAAAGGTACCAAATGGTTAGGGGTTTAGCACCAGATAACAATGTTGTATTAGGAGTGTATTGTTTTGATGATGTTGATGGAGATGGAAACAATATTATTCATGATATGCAATATTTTGAAGAAAATATTGCCAAGCCAATGAAAGAAGCTATGGAAACCAAAAAAGAAGCTTATGATGAAAATAAATCTATTGGTCTTGGTGAGTACAGACATTATATCGTTAATGAAAAAACTGGTAAGTTTAGAAAATTTAAAACAATTGAAGAGTTGGCTAAAGCAAATATGCTTGACGAGGAGAGATACATGGGAATTAGGGAGTTTAAAAAATACTTTGAAGGAAAGGTATTTGGGCCTAAAAAACATGTTGTAAACGAAGTTACGCCAACTGGTGAGGAAAGTGATGAAGAAATGAATATCAAAGCAAAAAAATTAATGGATTTAATACAAAAAAGAATTCCTTCAAATGTTATTACAACTATAAAAACACCAGTAGCTAAAAGAGAAGTTATAGCAGCTTTTGCTGAAATGATTGGTGTGCCTAGAAATGGTTTATCACAATTAATAAGTGGGTTAAAAGACATGTCTAAAATTAAACCAGAACAACAAAACGCTCAATTATCTGAGGGTAAAACAAAAAGAATTATAAAAGTAAAAGATATTAATAATGAGTAACTACAGAAAAATAGTTGAAAACGCACTTAAACAAAGTAACAAACCTAAAACGTTAAACGAGGGTGTTTTATATCCAGAAGGGTTAACGGAAAGAATGCACCCAAAACTTGAAGAAGATTTGGTTTTGAGAAAACATTCTTTGGGTAAACACCCTATTTTTCCAGAAAACGATGAATCAACATTTGAAGAGAAAAGAATGGGTGAACGTTTTAAAGAGGTTGCTAATCGTTTTAAAAGAGCTCACGATGTTGATGTAATAAATAATTCAAATGTTTTGAAAGAAATGATGCCGATGGTATATGAAACCATTGGTATAGAAGCAAAACATAAAAAAGATTTGGAGAAATTGGCCGAAAAAATGATACGTGAAGAGTTTGATATGAGTGAAGATGTTGTTGAAATTCACGCTGAATTAACCTCAGAAATAAACATGGTTGGTACCAAAAAGAATCCAAAACCTATGGCTGTTGAAGTTGAATTTGTAAACCATGATGAAATGGTTGGTGCAAATGAAGAGGTTTATAAACGTAGATTTATGAATGCAATGATACAAGGAGCTGCCAAAAAAACAAATCACATGTACCATATGGTTGATGATGAATTGACTAACTTGGACCCACGTTTACCAAACAAATATTCTAAAATGATGTCAGCAGCTGACTACATGTACTACATTATACCAGAAACGGATAATGGTGTTAACGGTGGTGTTGTAAGAGTCCAATTCCCAACTCAATCAAACCCAAAAGCGGTAATATATGCTCAAGCAATGGTGTTTCCAGTCCTTATTCATGAACTAGTGAAGGGTGTTATGGAACTTATATCAGCACATGGTTTACCAAAAGATAAAAGAATTGGTGAATATGTTATAAATAAAGCTGATTTTTTAGCTGCTGAACCGTGGGATATGAGACTTGGCCCAGCTATTTGGTCTAAATTTACTTCAATGATTGACCCAGATGATTTTCATTTAAAACATCAAATTTATTGTGATTTGGCTTCTTTACCTGTTAAAGAATTTAACACAAAAATGCGTGAAATAATGGCTGGTACAAAAGAAGGTAAAAATATAGTAGAGAATATTGTCAGAGAAATAAAAGCTTCTATGCAAGAAGATGAATTTAATGAAGCAATGAATGAAATAAGCTCCCATAATGAGATTGAAATAAAGGATGAAGGTTTTAACCTTGATGAACTGATGGGTGATAAACAAGATGATGACATGGATGAAGGATTTAACTTTGAAGAGTTATTCAAATAACAAAATAAATGAATTAAGGCCCTAATTTAGGGCCTTAATTGTTTAATATTCTCGTTTTTGCTTTGTTTTGTCATATTTATAGTTAAAAGAATATGCTAACTAGAGAGGAAATATTTAAAGAGTATGCCAAATGTTTAACGAGTCCAATATACGCTGTTGAGACTTATTTGGAAACATTTGATAAGACTCAAGAAGGATTTGTACCGTTTAAGCTATTCCCTAGACAAAAAGAAATCATACATGCTTACGAAAGACATAGATTTAATTTAATTACAAAACCAAGACAGGCTGGGGTATCAACAACAACAGCAGCTTATATGGCAATAAAAGTTGGTTTTGCTGACGCTGAAAATCCAGAAGCTGTTCTTATCATAGCCAACAAACAAGAATTGGCATTTGAATTTTTGGCAAAAATTAAAGATTTTGTTTCTCAGTTACCAAGGTGGGTTTGGGGTTCTGACTATTATGGTAATCAAAAAAATGAAGAAAAATCTATTTTTCTTACTGACTCTAAAAAAGAAATAAAATTACCTAATGGTAGTCGTGTAAAAGCGGTTGCTACATCTAAAGATGCGTTGCGTGGTTTCACTCCAACTTACTTAGTTATGGATGAAGCCGCATATATTGATAATGGTGCCGAAGTATTTGGTGCTGCTTTGACGGCTTTGGGTACTGGTGGTAAAGCAACTCTTATATCAACACCTCGTGGTATGGACGCACTTTATTACAAAACATATGACCAAGCTAGGAAAAAGGAAAACAATTTCAATATTATTGAAATGAAATGGTATGAAGACTTGCGTTACAATAAAGATTTACGTTGGGTCAAAGATGAAGTGACAGAAGATGAGGTTGAATTTACTTTTAATTCTTACGAAAAAAGAATTTTGGGAGGTTGGAAACCAACATCTTCATGGTATGAAGAAATGTGTCGTGGTATGAACAATGATGCTAAGATGATTGCACAAGAATTGGATGTGTCTTTCATTGGTTCAGGTGGTAACGTTATTGACGAAGAACACATTGAATTCCAAAACAAAAACAACGTAAGAGAACCGTTATATACCGCTGGCCCAGAGGGTGAAATATGGATTTGGGATGAGCCACAAGAGGGACATCAATACATAATGGGTGTGGACGTATCCAGAGGTGATGGAGAGGATTCTTCAACAATGGTTATATTGGATTTTACAACCATGGAGCAAGTCGTAGAATATCAAGGAAAGATACAACCAGATTTATTGGCTCAAATTGTTGAAGAATATGGAAATTTATACAAGGCTTACACTGTGGTGGATGCAACTGGTGGTATGGGTGTTTCAACTATTCTTAAATTACTAGAATTTAATTATAAAAGATTACACTATGATAGCCAAAATGGAAAAGTTTTATCTTCTAAACAAAGAGAATTAACTAGTTATAATAAAGATAATAAAATACCAGGTTTTCACGCAACATCAGTTCGTCTACCAATGATTTCAAACTTAGAATTTAAAATTAGAACGGACGCTGTTAAAATTCGTTCGGTTAGAATGACATCTGAGATGAAAACGTTTATTTACAAAAATGGTAGACCAGACCACATGGATGGTTATCATGACGATTTGCTAATGGCAATGGCTATGTGTTTATGGGTTGTAGAACATTCTTTTAAAAATCTAGAAAGATTAGAAAAACAAAACAAAGCTATGCTAAGTAGTTGGGTGGTTGGTTCACCATCGGTAAAAGAAGAACCAGCTTCTGGTAGTTTTGTTAGCAAAGAAAACAGAAATAAGGCGACAACGCCAAAACCTAAATTTAACCCAGCTATTTCTAAAAATATGCAAGACCCTTTAGGTCAATACATGTGGTTATTTAATGGAATGAAATAAATCTAAATAAAATGGCAAAAAATACATTTGTACTTAAAACATATGGTCCAATACTTTATAAATGGTCACCAACTCAATCAAATATCGTAAAAAAACAAAACATTACAAAAAAACCGTTTTTCTGTAATGCAACATCAGGTAGTCAAGGTCAAGATTGGATAACCAATTATGTTTATACTTTAGCAGTTAGTCCTATTGGTGAGCAAGAAAGATTAGCATATGTAGAATGTGATTATGTTCAGTAATCTTTATTTTTTAGAATTAAAACTTAAATTATAATAAAACAATATTATGGCAGAAAATAAAAACTTAACTATATTTCAAAGATTGGGACAAATATTAGGTCCTGATTCAGCAAAATTAAAACAAAGTCAACCACAACCAAAACGTTACAATATGGGCAGCGATGTGTTGCTTAAAACAGATAATAAAATTGATTTTGAAAGAGCTAAGTTGCAAGCGCAACAAAACAAGTATTTGTCTCAGATGTGGAAAAAGGTTGAGAGTGGGCTTTTTCAACAATCAATAAACTATGAAACAACTCGTATTGGTTCTTACTCAGATTTTGAAGCGATGGAGTTTTATCCAATTATTGCTGCTGCATTAGATATAATGGCTGAAGAATCAACAACTCTTAATGACAAGGGAAAAGTATTAAATGTTTATTCTGATAGTAGTCGTGTTAAAGGTATTTTAGAAGATTTATTTTTTAATAGATTAGATATTCACACATCATTACCAATGTGGACAAGAAACACTGTAAAATACGGTGACAACTTTGTTTTTTTAAATATTGATGATGTTCATGGAGTAACTGGTGGGAAACAAATGCCAAACTATGAAATGGAAAGAAGAGAAAGTGGTTTATTTGATATGATTACTGGTAGAGAAACGTCAAATGGAAATGTTGCAGCGGCTGATAAAGTAAAATTTTATTGGAGGGGGCGTGATGTTGAATTTAATTCTTGGCAAATAGCTCATTTTAGATTAACAGGGGATGATAGACGTTTACCTTATGGTACAAGTATGTTAGAAAAAGCAAGACGTATATGGAAGCAACTTATTTTATCAGAAGATTCTATGTTAGTGTATCGTGTTACTCGTGCACCAGAAAGACGTGTTTATAAAATATATGTTGGTAATGTTGATGATGCTGATGTACCAGCCTATGTAAATGAAATAGCCGATAGGTTTAAACGTATTCCAATAACAGACCCACAAACTGGCCAAATGGACCTTAGATATAATCAACTTTCTAACGACCAAGATTTTTTCATACCTGTACGTAGTGAAGACGCACCAAACCCTATCGATACCCTACCAGGTGCCAGTAATCTAGACCAAATTGCTGATATTGAATATTTGAGGGATAATCTATTCACTGCTTTGCGTGTTCCAAAACCATTTTTAGGTTTTGATGAGACAGCTGGTGAAGGTAAAAACCTTGCATTGCAAGATATACGTTTTTCAAGAACAATTAATCGTATTCAACAATCAATGCTTCAAGAACTTAATAAGATAGCTATTATTCATTTATATTTGCTAGGGTTTGACGAGGATTTTGATAACTTTACGCTTACACTTAATAATCCATCTACTCAAGCAGAGATGCTTAAAATAGAACACTTACAAAGCAAAATAACTCTTTACAAAGATGCGGTTTCTGATGCTGGTAATGGCTTTGCTGCTATGTCAATGACTCGTGCAAAAAGAGATGTTCTTGGTATGTCTGATGATGAAATCAAAAAAGATTTGTTAGAACAAAGGCTTGAAAAAGCTGCTGCTGCTGAATTGGCCAATTCAGCAAATATTATCAAGCATACTGGTATGTTTGATGTCGTGGATAGAGTTTACGGTGATTTTAAATTAGCACTTAAAGGTGGTAGTGGAGAAGGTGGAGAAGCTGCTGGTGGTGCTGAAGCTGAATCTGGTGGTTCAACTGGCGGTGGTGGAGGTTTAGGTGGCTCTTTTGGTGGTGGAGGGGTAGGTGGTGAAGACTTAGATTTTGGTGGTGAGGAAGGTGGTGAAAGTGAAGCCGCTACCGAAGCTGGGGGTGAAGCCGAAGCTGGTGCTGAGATAGCTGGTGCTGAAGAGGCTGCGACAGAAGCTGGTGCTGAAGAGGCTGCTCCAACCGAAGTAACTGAATCTGTTAAAAAGGTTAATAAAATATTGAAAGAACAGAAAAAAATGTTAGCAAAGAAGTTAGATGATAGAACAAAAAAATATCAAGGTAGATTTGTTGATGCTTTATTGAGCTCTATTGAACCAACAAAAAAAGAAATTAATGAAAGAGTTAAAATTTACGACAAAAACGTAAAAATAAACAAAGATGTTGATGACATGATAAATGGAATCGATAAAATGTTAGGAGAATAAACTCTTTTGCATAAAATAACAATAT